AACCTCTACCTTCAAGAGTTCCTTCGTGGCATTTCCTAACAGATACTGAATACGCAAATCCTGGTTGTCCAATTGATTGAACACATTGTGGTATCTCTGGATATCCACATGTTGCACGTGATTTACAATACGATGGAAATTCAAGATGACCTCTTGTTCTTTCGCAGCTAGGCCAACAAGTCTTCCACGAACCTCGTGATATGCAGGAATTCCGCCACATGCCACATCACCCGCTGCACGTGGTGCTACACCGCCATTCTGCTTTCTCTGCCACTCATAGTAATGCGGATTGTGGACAACACCTGTCTCCTTTTGACCTGTGCGCCAACTGAATGCACAGTGGCACTGAGGACACCACATCTGGTCACATCCCTCGATTTTGGTGATAACCGTTCCACATCCAGGACACGGGCGACTATCTTTTGCTAGAAGCTTTGCAGTGGCTACATTATCTGGGTTACACGTATGCTCTGCCTCACGATTTTCACCCTTGATTTCATGACAATCGGGACACGCCCACTTTGAGCAGAGACCGCACTTCCACGCAGTGCTCAGAAATCCACGGCATTCTCCGTCTGGGCACTTGCGAACAAACTGGGTTTCCACCTTGGCCTTCTCACCGTTTCCAGTACGAAGAGCGTGTATCTGGTATAGCGCTTCTGTGCGCAGTCTATAAATGGCATTTATCTCTTTCGCAAGTACACTTTGTTTCTCATAGAGTTCTTTGAGTTGCTTGTCAAATGGAGGCATTAACTCTTTTTCCATCTTTTCAGCGGAACGAATTTGCTCTGCTCTATGCTGGGTAGCAGGCATCAAGGCAATCTCCCTTTCCAAAAGGACATTCTCACGATGGCTCTTGTAGTCACCCATTCTATATGTCATCGTCAGATTGTCATCAATGAAGTCACGTTCCCATAGCTTATTGCAGTGCATACAGTGTGGGTCATTGGTGCTAGATGTCAGGAATGTCTGAATACACCGCCTACACGTAGACTTATCGCAAAAGCAACACTTCACTTCTGTATTTGCGACCTTGTTATATGGTTCAATACAGATACCGCATGTAGCTCTGCCGTCTTGCTTCTTGTCATCTGGAACAGCCGTCTGAACCACGGTATTCTCTGGAGCAGCCGACCCTTCTGCTTTCACCTTCTTCTTGTAAACTCTCTTCTTTACTGGTGTTTCCATTGTATGCTTGTTTAGCTGTTTAGCTAGGGTTCAATTTTTAAAGCCAATAACACCCACCTTCCACGTTATGGGCGCCATTGGGTTTCTCATCTTCAGATGGATTTACCCAGAAATCATTCCAGAACTTGGAAATGATAGAATGATTTTTCCAGCGACTACCCTTAATCCCAAACAAAACCTGAATGGCTCCTCCTAAGACAATTGCGATTACTCCGCGTTTTTTCAGTTCTAATGCAACAAGCATTCCAATTCCTCCACATCCTATCAGAGCAAACCTGGAACCCTGTCTGACGACTTCAGAAACAATCCAATCTACGGCTTCCATAGAATTTGTAATCTGAGATGGCCACTCGTTTTTCCCTTGGGCTACCGAGGGTGGGTGCCCCGTCTGAACCCAATTCCATCTGATGTCAGACGGCCAAATTTGGTTTTCTTCAGATGACCAAACCTTGTCTAATTGTAAGACTTGTTTCTTCATTGTTTCTGTAAAACAAGATACTACTGAGATACTTTGCCCAGATAAAAGTGCAGTCCATCTCATTCCTAATGGAACATAATATGGTTCGAGAGACCTCAATGGGATTTGTTTAGCCTTACATTTCAATCCGCTTAGAAAAACTTGTTCAACATCCTTGAGAGGTTCATACCATCCGGTCGCTAGGACATCTGAAGCCCTTGTTGCTTCAGTAGATTTATTTAGCCATTTCCCGTAGATTTCTGAAGGGAAAATACCGGCATTCTTTTCTAAAATGGCCCGATTGAATTTATTAGAAAATATCATCTGTTCTAATTCGATTGTACCATTACGGCCAATGAGACATCCGTCGTCGTTTTCTAAGGCACATTGGATTGCATTAGAAATTTCATCTGCGCCTTTTTCAACTGGATCCATTTCCTTATAAACAAAAATAAAATATCCCTTAAATGTATAATGTCTCGTCAACTCAAGGAAGTTCCTGCCCGCTCATATCTTTCTACGGCACCGTTCCATTTGAACTTCTTTACCTATACGACTTCCATGGATCGTAGCACGTTTAAGAAGTCAGGTGATTTATCTGCTGTCTCAGGTGCCACGTCGTCAAACTGCCCTGCAGGTCGCGTTTTACGCGAGAACGGACGCAAACTGTATCCGGGTGCGCACGATATCAGCACTGTAAATGGTGTTGCGACCACATTTCCCTCTGGCACGGTCATGGTAGGTGTCTTCGACAATCAGTCTGGCCTAAATGGCTTCATTGACCCTAATGCGCCTATGTTCGCCGTTTACAATGGCGACCGTGCTGGTTACCTCAAGGATGCCGTCGACCCCGTTGGTGGTCTAACGGATCAAGGTGCACCTGTTAAGACAAATGGGCAACTCGCTACCAGGGTAGTTGCACTTGGAACACTTGCGGCCGCGGGTGTTAGCACATTAGACACAAGCCTAGGAAATCTTTTTACCCTTACATTACCTGCATCTGGAACTAATACTATGGGTGTAAATACAACTACATTAGTGGCTGGTACAGTTGTTCGTCTACTCATTAGTGGTGGGGCTGGCACTCTAACATTCGGCGATGGCTTCAAAAAGCAGCAAGTTTCCCCTGTCGTTGCAAGTGTTCTAACTTTAGCATCAGGGACTATTAGTTTTGTTTTTGTTTCCGATGGGTCTAATCTCTGGGAATTATCTAGAACTGTTGCGCTAACTTAATAAACTTATCAGTAAACTGACCACATTACTTTTCCAAAATAATGCCACGCAAACCAATAGAGGTGTCTGGAACCCATATGAGTATTACATTCAGAACAAATTGGCATGATGTTTTCTAAACACATCATACCACCTTTTGACTCTGGCAGGATGTGACCTGCGCTAAACGAATCAATGCTTATTATATTCAATGAACATACGGGACACGATGTTTTTTCCAGAGACCCAATGGTTTTTCGCCAGATAGTATTTTTGAACCATTCAGTAAAAGGTTCCTTTTTAACCGGTTTTGTCTGCCCGAGTGCTTTATACATTTCTGCCACCTTATTATTTGCAATACGAGCATCTTCCTTCAACTGGTATAGCGTGTTGTTAGTAGGTTCAGAAGGTTCGTTCAATTCACTCATATCAATTGAAAGAACCGGTGTTTCATCAGTTGGAGGAGGCGGTGGAATAGAAACAGTATCGGATTGTTCTTCGCGCAACTTAATTCCTAGAATATATCCATCTTCCCTTGGAAATTTATTCGCAGGTAAATGAGCATATAAGCTTGGTTTTTTGATACCAAGGATTTTCAATAAATCTTCCTCTAATATTTTCGCATTTGGGTCACTGTCGTCATATCGTTTTGGAAGTTTCCATACTTTAGTATTTACACTCATTGTGTAAACCATGTAATGAAAAACTAATTCAAATTTACTGCTAAATGCTACTTACGAGCGTAATAACCCTAAGATAGCCGGCAAACAACAAAAAATGTATGTAAAGCAACAGAATGAACAATCACGCCCTGCATCAATCTCTTCTTCATATGGTTTCATTACGGCCGGTGGTTCACTGGAAAGAGGATTTGTAATATATGTGGCGGACATTCTCTATATAGAACAAAAGAATTTACTGCATATTTGCTCTCCTAGCTTCTATTGCTTCTTCCTTGTCATCCAAATGACACGCAGGACATCCTTCGGGTTTTCTTACATCAGATATACTTAAAATGCGGTTAAGTTGGGGTAAATGTAAGCGCACATCGCGCACAATAGAAAGTCCTCTTAAGAACGCTACATTACTCATATAGTGCTCAATATGTGTTTCTATAGGAAACATTTCATCCACAAATATTTTAGCAGCCTCCCTAGATATAATATAACAATGAGCTCCAACAAAGTGTAATATACGTCTGAAAGGACTTGTCTCTTTCTTACCAGTGTCAACGGGAGTGTGGTTCCATCCTAAAATCCAAACATCCCATTTCGCAGGTAAACTTTTTGCGCAGTCTTTTACCATCATGGGAAACGTCGAAGGTAGATTAACGTCGTCTTCCAGCACTAAAGCATATTTTGCACCAGACTTCAAGAATGTTTGCCACACCTTGAAATGAGACAAGGAAGCACCAATCGCGCCCCGACTATGTATTTCATAGTGTGAACGTCTATACTCTGTTATAACGTGAACCCGGGTATTTACGCCAACGCGTTTATCCTTTTTGATGTCAACGGTGAGGCCATGGATACCTGCAACCCGTTCCACCGGTGGCATTGTTTTCAAGGCTTCTTGTGCCTCAAACTGCTTCTTTCTGTCCTTTCTTTGGTCCAAATTAATATAATATATTTTAGTATCTGTGAGATCTTTCATCTCTCTATTATAAAATAGAAATATGTCATGCGTGAGAAAAAAATCATCAGAAGAAATTTTATTCGATATGTTCGAGAAACTACAACTAGAAGCTTATAAGAAATCCGTTTTACAACGAAGATACCTGGAAGTTTTGAGAAATTTTCATATGAGGGCTAGACGCCTCGAAATATCATTTTATTTAACACGACTAATCATAACTGTAGGGAGTATTTTAGTTCCGGCTTTACTTTCTATTCAAGGGTCGTCTCTATCTGTGCAAATGTATTGGGCAACTTGGACAATTTCATTAATGGTTACAATATCCAATGGTATAATGTCATTGTTCAAAATAGACAAGAAATACTTTTTTATAAATACGACCCTCGAGATGTTACATTCCGAAGGATGGCAGTATATTGCCCTATCAGGCAGATATTCTGGGAAAGAAACTGCAATTATAGCTACTCATGAAAATCAGTTCCTCGTATTTTCTCACATGTTTGAAAAAATAAAGATGAGACAGGTTGAAGAGGAGTACTGGAAATTTACCGATACATCAGGTGTTGGAAATGCTACAAATCAAAAGAATGCATTTATTACACCGACACCACAAATTCAGCAGGGACAGATAACTTCTTTGCCAGAGCCACAAAAGAACATCATAGAACAATGGGTGGGAGATATGAATTCGAATTCTTTAGGTTTACAGAGAAGGAGCGCTAATATATCAACAAGTGTAGATGGGACACCCAGCGGGGCAAAAAATCCCGGGGTTCAAGGATTTACCGAAGAGTCCAGTGTGTCAGTGCAACCAGGAATGCCACCAACCTCCTCTCCCAGGGGAAGCCTTATGCGAAATGCACAAACACAATCAGAAGAGATACCAACAAACACGCTCATTCAAGTCGTGCATGAAAAGTCCGATGTCTGGACATGAACCTAAGTTAAAC